CGCCGTATCCGGCCGAGCACATCATCTTCCGCTCGCACCTGGTCGATGACTATCTCGAGGAGATTCTGTAATGGCCATCGAACTGCCCCGTGTGCTGAAGAACATGAACCTGTTTGTCGATGGTCGCGGCTACGCCGGTCGCATCGACGAGATTCAACTGCCCAAACTCACCCTAAAAACCGAGGAGCACCGCGCCGGTGGCATGGATCTGCCAGTCGAGATCGACCTCGGTATGGAGAAGCTCGAAGCCGAGCTCACCATTGCCGACCACGATCCCGAGGTCTTCAAGCTGTTCGGGTTGCTGGACAACGCCGCAACGCAAATCACCATCCGGGGCGCCATCCAGGCGCAGGGCTCAGAAGCNAAGCCCGTCATCGTCAATCTGCGCGGTGGCTGGAAGGAGCTCGATGCCGGAACCTGGAAGCCGGGCGACAAAAGCACCCTCAAGGTCTCGGTGGCTGCGAGCTACTACAAGCTGACCATCGATGACGAGGAGTTGATTGAGATCGACGCCATCAACCTGGTGCGCAAGGTGGGCGGTACCGATCAGATGGAAGCCATTCGTGCGGCGATTGGCTTGTGATGAACGATTAGGAGAACATCGAATGAGCACTGCCGAACGCATCAAACTTAACTTTCCCATCGAGCACGATGGCGTGCCGATTGCCGATATTGCTCTGCGCCGACCCACCGTGGGCGACCACCTGGCCGCGCAGAAGTCGGCGGGGACCGATGCCGAGCGCGAGATCCGGTTGATCGCCAACCTGGCCGAATTGCCTCCGGCTGCGATCCACAGGCTCGATATGAAGGACTACGCCCAACTCCAGAAGGTGCTGGGCGGTTTTTTGCAGTGAATCCGGGTGAGCTCTCCGCCCTTGTGGTGGAACTCGCCCTCTACACCCACTGGCCTCGATCCGAGTTGCTTGCCCTGGAGGTAAGTGAGTTGGTCGAGGCCTTGTCATTGGCGCGGCGCTTGTCCGCCGTNCCATCCTCCTGAGNTTTNNTNATGGCCACAGCGCATCCCGTTCAGATCAGTATCGGTGCCACGCTGGCGGCCTCCCTCGGCTCAGCNGTGCGCGGNGCNCAGGCCCAGCTGAACCAGCTGGGTTCGACCATGGCGGAGCTGGGCAACAAGCAGTCGGGCATCCGTCAGTTGGAAACCCTNCGCANCCAAGCTCGGGATGCGGCGCNAGCGATGCGCGCCGCGCAGCAGAGGGTCTCCGGACTGGAAGCCAACATCGCAGGGCAAGATGGCGGCGCTACCGCCAAGCAGGCCCGTGAACTCGAGCGNGCNCGTGCNGCNGCCGCTCGGGCNGAGGANGCCTACCTCCGCCAGCGTGGATCGGTCGACGAACTCTCCACCTCGCTGCAGCGTGCGGGCGTGAACACCCGGGCGATGGGCACCGAGTCGGCACGCCTCGGTAGCCAGTTGGAGACCCTGCGGTCTCGCACCGAGGCATTGACCCGTGCCCAGCAGGCGCAGGCCCGTAATCTGGAGAACCGCAGCGCCTACCGTGCCCAGCTGATGGATGCGGTGGCCTTGGGCGGTGCGCTCTATGGTCTGGTGCAGCCAGCGGTCCAATTCGAGTCGGTGATGGCCGACGTGAAGAAGGTGGTCAATTTCGACACGCCGGAGCAGTTCGGACAGATGTCCAAAGATGTGCTCTTGATGTCGACGCGCATCCCAATGGCCGCCGACGGTATTGGCGCCATCGTCGCCGCTGCGGGTCAGGCCGGTATCGCCCGGGAAGAACTGCTGCGCTTTGCCGAAGACGCCGCCAAGATGGGGGTGGCCTTTGATCTGTCGGGTCAGCAGGCCGGTGCCGCGATGACGGGCCTGCGCTCGATCTTCGGGCTCACCCAGGACGAGGTGGTCAAGCTCGGCGACGCCATCAACCATCTCTCGAACAACATGGATGCCAAGGCATCCGACCTGCTCAATATCGCCAACCGAGCCGGCTCGACGGCCAAACTGTTCGGCCTGTCTGGCGCGCAGTTGAACGCCTTGGGTGCTACCTTCCTGGCGCTCAAGACCCCACCCGAGGTCGCCGCCACCGGCATCAATGCGCTGCTGATGAAGCTCGCCACTGCCGACAAACAGAACGAGCGCTTCCAGCAAGGCCTGCAGGACATCGGGCTGTCGGCCGAGGTCATGAAAGAGATGATCGGCCGCGATGCCCAAGGGGCGCTCACGACCTTCCTGCGGCAGGTCAAAAACGCCCCCGACCTGATGGGCACGCTCTCGGACCTCTTCGGCATGGAGTACGCCGACGACATCGCCAAGCTGGTGGGATCGATGGGCACCTACGAGAAGGCGGTAGGCCTGGTCGCCGATCAGACCGCCTACGCCGGATCGATGCAAGCAGAGTACGAAGCACGCTCGGCCACGACCGCGAACAACCTGCAGCTTCTCAAAAACCAGATGAGTCGGCTCGGGATCACGGTCGGCAATGCGCTACTGCCCGCCTTGAACAGCCTGGTGGGGGCGCTTATGGGACCGATTGATAGCCTCGCTAATCTGGCCGAGCGCTTTCCAGTTGTCACCCAGGTGGTGGTGGGCACGGTCGGTGCTGTGCTGGCATTGAAGGTGGCAACGATTGCCTTGGGCTATGCGTGGACCTTTGTGAAGGGGCCGATCCTCGGAGCGCAGGTGGCGTTTCAGTCGGCGCGGGCTGGCTTGGCACTGCTGCAGGTTCAGGCCGCTACGACTGGGGCGAGCGCAAGCATTCTGTCGATTACCTGGCAGCGGCTGCAGACCAGCGCCCTCGGTCTGATTGCTCCGCTCAAATCGGCAGCGCTGGCCTTCTGGTCGATGCTGCCGGCCATTGGTGCGACGACCGCTGCTCTGCTCGCCAACCCGATCACTTGGATCGTGGCCGGCATTGGCGCTGCGGTCGCTGGCTTAGCGCTGGTGATCCGCAAGCACTGGGACCCCATCGCTGCCTACGTCGGTGGCGTGTTCGAGGGCATTCGCGCCGCCTTGCAGCCAGCGATTGGCAGTCTTTCCACAGCTCTGGCACCGCTGGCGCCGATTGGAACCCTCATCGCCAACGTCTTTGGCTTCATCGCCGATGGCATGAGCCGGGTGGTCGGCTGGATTGGGCAGCTGCTTGCGCCGGTGACACTTTCAACGGAGGAGTTCAACAGTCTGTCCGCATCCGGCCAGTCCCTCGGTGCAATGATCGGCGGTGTATTGAGCACGGCCTTTTCTGTGCTGACCTTCCCGATTCGCGCCGTGGGCAGCTTGGTAGGCTGGCTGATGGATGGCTTTCGGGGTTTGGTCTCGTTTTCGCCACTGTCGGCAATCCAAGCCACCTGGCAGCCGCTCTCGGGGTTCTTTGGTACTTTGTGGACTGGCGTGATCAGTGGCGCGCAGTCGGCTTGGCAGCAACTGAGTGCTGTGTTGGAATCTTTCGCCCCAGTGCAGGCGTTGCAGTCGGTGTTTGGATCGCTGCTGGACGCTCTGCGTGATCTGCCACGTCAATTCATGACCTTGGGCGGCGCCATGCTGCAAGGTCTTGCCCAGGGCGTGCGAAATGCCGCGCAGCAAGCTTTGGCAGCCGTTGGGGAAGTCGCGGCCGGGGTGCGCGATCGCTTCAAGGCAATGCTCGGCATTAACAGTCCGTCGCGAGTGTTTGCAACATTGGGCAGCGCGCTTTCGCTCGGTCTCGCGCAAGGGGTGGCGTTGGCTGGGCCAGCAGTGGTGGATACAGTCGGGCAACTCGCGCAGTCACTGCAGGACGTGCCGTTGTCGCTGGCCAGACCAGACATGACGATGCCCGAGTTATGGCTGCCTACCACGGAGCGTCTAGCGCCAGGGCTGGCCATGTCGACGCTAAGTCCAATGCAGGAAGGTATGCCGGTTCCAGCAGGGGCTCAAGCTCAAGTTAGACCTGACAACGCCATAGATGCTGCGCGTGATCAGCCAGACCAAATGGATGACCTGCTTCGTTGGGCGCTGCCTGAGGTGAAGCCTGTTTCGATGGGTATGGCACCAACGGCGCCGTCAGCACCTGGTAACGCTACGAGTTCAGGTACCCCCTCGATTCACTTCGCGCCGCAGATCACGATCCATGCCCCTGTGGGCAGCGATCCGCAGGACCTGGCCAATCTGCTCGACGGTCAGCTGCGAAGGCTTATCCGAGAGGCCTTGCGCGGCTCCAGCGCGGCATTGCATGACTGATCCCGTCTAATCTTTTTATCTGCTACGGAGGTTCACCATGGCCGAACGCGTAATGTTGGGCCTGGGCGAGTTTCGTTTTGAAATTGCCACACTCGCTTACCAGAAATTCTCTCTAAGCCAATCCTGGCGCTGGCAGGAGCAGGCGCGCATCAATCGCGGTCCGTCTATGCAATTCGTTGGACGCAATGTTGGTGAGATCGAACTTGACGGTGTCATCTACCCAAGTTTCAAGGGCGGATTAGGCCAGGTTGATGCGATGCGATCCCTGGCCGATGCCGGTAAACCGCTGCAGCTGGTCGATGGCCTGGGCCGTATTTGGAATACCTGGGTAATCACCGAAATCAGTGATACGCGCACCGTATTTGCCGATGATGGTCAGCCCAGGAAGCTCGAGTTCCGTATCAAGCTCAAGTCTTATGGGGAGGATCAGTCATGAACCGACGGATCTTCAAACGGATAGCCACTCGTGACGGTGATGTGCTCGACGATCTGATCTGGCGGCATTACGGGCGCAGCGATGTGATCGCTGCAGTGCTTGAATCCAATCCTAATCTGGCGCAGTTACCGCCGGTTCTCGGGGCTGGCCTAGTGATCGAGTTGCCTGATCTGCCTTTGCCGGCGAAATTGCCGGTCATTCGCCTATGGTCATGAGGACAGGCAGATGCAACCGTTATTCCGTATCTACGCCAACAGCGTGGAGATCACCGCTGCCATCCGTGATCGCCTGATCGAACTGGTCATCACCGACGAAGCCGGCATCCAGTCGGATGAACTTAAGCTGACCCTCGATGATCGCCGCCGTGAGGACGGTGCCATTGCCGAACTACCGCGCATCGGCACGGTACTGACCGTATCGCTGGGCTACGCCGAAACTCGGCTGGTGTCCATGGGGCGTTTCATCGTTGATGAGGTCGAGATCCGCTCACCACCGGCCACGCTGACTGTCTCGGCCAAGGCCGCCGATATGGTAGGGCCGTTTCGCAGTCCCAAGACCCGCTCCTGGGATGAGACGAAGCTGGGGCAACTGGTCGAGGCTATCGCTGCCGAGCACCGCTATCAGGCCAAGATCGACCCGGAGCTGGGCGCCATCACGATCGCGCATCTGGATCAGACCGAGGAGTCGGACATGGCGCTGCTCACCCGTCTGGCCGCCAAGTACGATGCCGTGGCCAAGCCCGTGGCCGGGTTTCTGGTGCTAGCCAAGCAGGGGTTGATCAAGACCATCTCTGGCCTGGTAATGCCGATGATCAATCTCACCGCGAGTGATCTGGCGGAGTGGCGTTACCAACACTCGGCACGCAAACCCGGAGGCAGCGGCTCCACCAGCGACCGCGACACGCAAAAGCCACCCACCACGGCCACCGGTGGCACCAAGGCGTACTGGTGGGACTTCGAGAAAGGTGAGCGCCGGGAAGTAACCACCGGGTCGCCGCCGTTCGAGGAAATCCGCTACGTCCATGCCACCGAAGCCGAGGCCAAGGCTGCGGCGGCTACCCGCAAGAACACTGGAGAGCGTGCGCAGGGTGAACTGTCTTTCAGCCTTCCCGGTGACCCTCGACTCGCTGCTGAAGGGAGGCTCTGGCTCTCCTTGCGCGCGGGAATCCCCACCGATTGGCGCATCAAGCGCGTCGAGCATCGCTTGAGCAACCAAGGCTACACGACGCACGTCGAGTGCGAGCGATTCGTGATTGCGCCTGAACCCTTGACTGCTGGTCTTTAACCGACCTTACCGCACCAGTTTTATTTCACCTTTGGAGACAACTATGGTTGAAATCAAAAGCCAAGAGGGGTGGATTAGCCTGCCCCAAAATGATTTCGAAAATCTGCTTGATGTTGCAGCTCAACGTGGCGCTGAGCGTTGCCTCGCCCATCTTGGCCTAGAAAACGGCCACGCTGCACGTGATATCAGGGAATTGCGCGACCTGCTGGAAGCGTGGCGCGACGCACGTCGCACCGCCTGGCAAACGACTATCAAAGTCGTCACAACCGGAATCCTGGCTGCGCTATTGGTCGGAACCGCTATCAAGCTCAAATTGATGGGAGGTGGCCAATGATCGAGACCCTTCTCGGCGGCCTGCTAGGCGGCGCCTTCCGCCTGGCGCCCGAACTCCTCAAGTGGCTCGACCGCAAGGGCGAACGTGGCCACGAACTGGCGATGCAGGACAAGGCGCTGGAGTTCGAGAAGCTGCGCGGGGCGCAGCGCATGGAGGAAATCGGCACGGGTGCCGAAGCTGCGTGGAACGTGGGCGCGATCGAGACGCTGCGCGAGGCCGTCCGTACACAGGGCGAGAAAACAGGTGTCCGTTGGGCCGATGCTCTGTCGAGCAGCGTTCGTCCGATCATCACCTACTGGTTCATGGCGCTGTACTGCGCCGCCAAGACGGCAGCCTTCGTGGCCGCCATCGAAGGTGGGGCTGACTGGGGCGTCGCCATCGTCCACGCTTGGACCGANGCTGANCAAGCGTTGTGGGCCGGCGTGCTGAACTTCTGGTTCATTGGACGCGTGTTCGATCGGGTCCGGCAATGAGCCAGATTCCCCATGCCGCCATCGTGCTGGCGAAGCGGTTCGAGGGATTTCATCGAATTCCGAAGTCAGATCCTCTGCGCCGAGCCCATCCCTACATCTGCCCGGCCGGCTACTGGACGATTGGATACGGGCGTTTGTGCAAGCCAGACCATCCAGCGATCAACGAGGAAGATGGCGAGATCTTCTTGCGTCAGGACCTGCGCACAGCACTCTCTGCCACGCTTCGCTACTGCCCGGTGCTCGCCACCGAGCCGGAGGGGCGTCTNGCGGCCATTATCGATTTCACCTTCAACCTCGGCGCNGGGCGGCTACAGACGTCGACGCTGCGGCGGCGNATCAATCAGCGGGACTGGCCGAGCGCAGCTCATGAGCTACGCCGATGGGTCTATGGCGGCGGTAAGNTGCTGCCAGGGCTTGTAGCCCGACGGGAAGCGGAGGTCGCCCTGCTGATCGCCGAGGTGAAGATCAGAACCTAGCTCACGAGGAAAACGCAATCTTGGCGGACCTGCAACATCATGGATTGTTCCAGCAACCTGGGCTCTGCGAATCGAAGAACGTCACAGAGGTATCTGGCAAGTACCGGCCAGCTGCNTTGAGCACCTGGTGGCAGAAAGCCTGCTGATCCGGTTCTGGTTGACCAGTGAACACGGAGACCGCCATTCGCTTTGGCGGATTCGCCGAGATAGCATCAAGTACATGCTGGTCCCGTTCGTCAAAGCTCCAGCCATAAACGACCAAACTCTCCCCGATCGCTGGCAGGACTTCCTCGTACACGTTCGTCAGGTAGTGACTCCGGCGAATCGCGGCGACTTTCTCCTTGCTGGTTCCTTCGCTAACAAACACCGGCACGTAGTGCCCGGACGACCACTTTCGANGTGATCGCTTCGAGCGAAATCGCCNGTCGCGCCAGTCGGATGCCGCGAGTCTTTGNCCTCGTCACCAATGTAGTCGCGAGCCACGGAAAGACTGCCGTGCGGATAGAACACCAGCGTTGCTCCGGCAGCGTGCCCATATGGCTTCCGCAGGTACTCCCAGTCCGTCTGGAATTCACCGTGATGGAAGGCATCCTTGAACCAGCTGCCGTTTGCTGCATTGAACAGCAGCATGGCCCAGTACAGGGTGAGGTCGTAGTTCAGGCTGACGACAGTCGGGAACGCGCTCGCGAATGTACCGACCCGTTGTAAGTCGGCGGCGACATCGGCATGTATCGGATGCACGCTGTGCACCGCTTCGATCAGCGCTGTTCGCACTTCCGCATATGCCGCAGAGATGTCGGCAGATGGAGTCCCCAAGGCAACGTTGACGTGCTCGGCATACCAGCATGCAAGCAGAACATGCTCGAAGTCGGTCGTCCCGAGCTTGGCGAATATTGGCGCGGTGGTTGCGAGCAACCCTTTTGCATCAGCCACGCTGTGGAGTGTTGGGTATGCAAACTCCTTGTGGATGGCGATGCTGGCGCCGTTACCCAGAAGGAGGGAAATCCAACCTTCCGCGCTGATGTTTGCCCAAGTGTCGATTGCGATTCCGTCCATGTTCTTTCACGCGCCCGTCTTCATCGCGTGGTCTGGCACGCAGAGTCGCAGCAGCTGCGCTCGGATGTCCGCAGGAGTTNCCGTCAAATCCACAGTGGCAAACCGAATGGCGTGCCCCTGGATCAGCACTGTCTCGTCGACCATCTGACCGATCGCTGGATGCAACAACAGTCCGCTCGCGTGATCTGCAAGCGCATCGCCGCACCCAACCTGGGANCGCAGATAGGCNTAGATCTGGTACACGTATCCGCTGCGCAGGGTTTCCTCACGGTACCAACCGCTTGTCACAATCGAGGTGAACTTGGTATCGATGACGGTCCGCTGNCCGGTTGACGGGTGGTCGAGCACGACATCAGTTCGCATCGTCGGCAGGATCTTGTCGATCCCCGCCGTCTTCTGCTCGATCTGCCAGCCCATCGTCCCGCCGCACAGCACCCGCCAGCCCTGCGGGCTCAATACGACTTCGTAGAAGCCGCCCACCGCTCGCTCGAACAAACGGCGTACCCAAGTCGCTTCTCGGTCCGGCAGAGAGAGCACATTCGCACCCGACGCCTCCGTAGGTAGCACTAGATCGAACGCCAGCTTTGCGGCCGCCACCATGAACCGGTCGTCCGCATCGTTACGGCCGAAACGATCGGTGCTCATTTGGGCGCGGGTCGGTGCGTCCCCTGATACACCCATTGCCTTCATGCCACCCGCAAGTGCGCGGCACCGATGGGCAACGTCCTTCCTCTGAACGATCCTGGAGATGGACTCCAANGCTGCTCGNACGAAACGATTGCGTGGGGTGTCGATGGTGAGTTCGTCGAACCGGCACGCCACCAGGCCTCTATCCATCAACTGATGGCGTTCGGTGGTCAAGACGTCGATCCGGCCACGCACGCGATTGATTACTGCGTCACGAGATCGATAGCCGAGACTCAAGCGGCGACGTTGTCGCACTTCAACAGCATGGGCAAGAATCTCGGCGACGAGGTCTGGAAGATCGTCCGGGCTGTCTTCCAGACCGACTTTGCCGATACCGCGAGTGCGGAACAGGTCCGAGGCATAAAGCATCAGCAACCAAAGGTTGCGCACTGGAATGCGCCCGATGAATCCCTCCGCGCTCGCGGATACGCTGCTCACCCGTTCTGCGACTGCGGCTCATCNCCAACCCTGTGTCAGCCGTGCAATCGCCTTTTGTGCTTCGTCGGGCGCGTCGAACCAGTACTCATCCAGCAACGGGCCGATCTCCGTCTCCACGACCTGCTGGAACCACTTCTTCGTGTCTCCCGCCTCCAGTCGATGTGCGGGTGTCACATAGCTGTGACCAATCCGGAATTGCTTGCCAAGGCGCGCATCCGCCGCGATCTGGTCGTTCAGCTCAGCGATACGGCGNTCGATATCCGCGACCAAGCCCGGATCGACAGCACACTCCTTGACCACCCACTCCCGCCAAACCTGACCCAGTCTTGGCTCCAGCCCAACGAAAGCAAAGCGGCGACGCAATGCCANATCGACCAGTGCAAGTGATCGGTCGGCGATATTCATGGTGCCGACCACATAGAGATTCTCGGGAATATGGACGGGACGTCGTTTGCCGTCTGCATCCGGATAGCAGAGTTCCAGCGCTTCGTTGGGTGTCCGCTTGCCGGCCTCAAGCAGCGTCAGCAACTCGCCGAAGATCTGCGCCGGGTTTCCACGGTTGATCTCCTCGATTACCACGACAAACTTCGACGAAGGCTCCTTCGATGCGGCCTTGATGGCTTCCATGAAGACGCCGTCCGCCAGCGACAACTTGCCTTCGCCAGTCGGGCGCCACCCTCGAACAAAGTCCTCGTAGGACAGGTTGGGGTGGAACTGCACTGCGCGGACCTTGCTGTCGTCCTTCTGCCCCATGAGCGCGAACGCGAGCCGTTTGGCTAGCCAGGTCTTGCCCGTGCCCGGAGGCCCCTGAAGGATGAGGTTCTTTTTTGTGCGCAGACGATCGAGCAAGCGGTCAATTTCGGCTCGCTCCAGGAAACAGCCGTCCTTGAGGATGTCCTCCACCGAGTAGGGAACGATTGGCGCTGCCACCTGAAAGGCTTCGCGAACTTCACCTTCAGTTTCCTGTTCTGCTNCGGCATTGGTACCGATATCGCCAGCCGGCACAGGCTCGTCAACCGGGTCTTTGTACATCCAGGACGCAAGCGACAAGTCCGGGAAACTGTGGACCGGATAGCCGTCTTCGCCGAAGCGCGAACGCAAGTCGTCCAGCAGCTTCAGATAGGCCTGACCATCACATGGGCCTTGCTGACCACTGATGGCGACATTCAGGCCGAGCCGCTTGTTGATGTAGTGGCGCGACTGGCTATCAAGGGTCAAGAATTCCCACGGATGCGCCCAGTAGAGACCTGTCGAAAGGTTCCATGCGACACCCCATACTTGGGTTGCCTCGTCATAAGCCCGGATGAAGGCATCGCGAGTGTCCAANTGGTCNNCATCGACCATCTTGCTCGCAGCAACGAATACCTTCCATAGCGCGTCGATGTCGCCCGCACCACGCTTGTCGGCATAGGCGAAAAACCAGGAACGTTGGTTGTTGAGAACGGGA